CAAAATGTGTAGCACAAATTTTTCTGTGTGGGAATGTATAATAATAACAGGGGTAGAGGTGGGGGTGTGACGGGGGGGGGCTTTTGCAAGATTGCATACCGTTGCACTGGATTGTACTGCTCAGTATTGCATTTATGCAAAACGATACCTTAAAGCACAAAGTAAAACATAGCAGTGTCCATTGTTCTTGATTGTACTGATTTAGTACAAAGAGAAACAATGCCCGCGCATTGCATCTGGTTGTACCGTTTTGCATAAATGCAGTACCGTTTTGCACAATTGCTTTACCGATGTTTTGCATTGTGCTATTCGCGCGCGCCCGTGCGCAACTCTGTGTTTCAATGTGCGCTGCGTCCAGCTCTGCACTCACCCCGCCAAATCCCACACAATGAAATACCAAGTAAAACAATGGTATACCGCGCACCCACGCAAAACCGCCGCGAAACACACGCAAAAGTAGATTATGCCCTGAGAGGCCCAGAGAAGCCCGCTGAGTGCAGGTAAATTTCCCGCGATGCTCAGGTCATAAAATGTCGTTTCCCTAATTTTGCTATCATCGCGATATATTTTGCCCATTGATTGACATTCTCAGCCTTTTAGGGCTGCGCATAAAAATAATATCATTTAGATAACATTTTTAGTTGACGCCCTTTCCTGATCCATGCTATCAATCTGATAGGTTAAGAGATCGGGCATTGCCCCGCGCATGACACGCCCCGCCTCTCAGCTCAGGCCATATAGGCCGCACGACTTGTACGTTGTCGCCCGCTGTACCTGTGAGGAACCCCTAGATCAGATCATGGCCCGCAACGTGGTTTCAGGCGAATGTTTGTTTCTCTTCGATTGTATCAATCTGCAGCGCGTTAGCGGGCTGCAGTCTCATGCAATCACACACCAAGAAAGGACACAGCATGACACAGACAAATCAATCATTCGACAATGGCAAAATCAAAGTTATTGACTGCGGATATGGCGTTGAAGTTTGCGGCAAAACTTGGTCAGGCTATGATCAATCATTTTGGCTGCAGGGCGATGATTATAACGAATTTATGGATTTCGTTGACAATTACAGCCCAACGCTTTGGGCCTCCTTTGCCGCATACCTTACCGCATATGATTATGACCTACTTTTCGAAGTTATCTACAACTGATTTCATCACAGTGCAGCGTTGACGCGCTGCATCATCATGCAATCAAACCAAAGAAAGGACACAGCATGAAACTAAAAGCAATCGCAAGCAATCTTTCCGAATTGCAAACAAACACCGTGACACTGGCATTCAGTTATTCAACACCTGTTGCGGGTTGGGATGAATACGGCGCGTTCAAAACTGACACAAAGTTTAGTCCAACCACGTCCAAGCATATCAAGAAATATTTGGGCGCGGCATTCGACAATGCGCGTGTTGTTCCACAATCATTGATTGAAGGGTTGGCAAAATGATCAAGCAAGCAATTCAGGCATACCGCCACACGAACACAAGCGAACGCTTTTGCATTTGGTGGGCTGTGTCTCTCACAGTCATCACATGCATTCATATCGTTTTTACAAGTTAGCATCTGGGGCAGCGTTGACGCGCTGCCTACACATGCAAACTTAAACCAAGAAAGGACAGAGCATGACAGAGCTAGAAACCTACGACACAGAGCAAGCGCACAACATGTGGCACGATGGGCACGTTGTCTTTTGCGCTGCTGATCCTCTTGACCCTGACTACACGGTAGCAATCACAGAGGCCCACCAATTTGTTGACCTTGATGGTCATCTATTCATCATCGAACTGTAAGAAAGGATAAGCTATGACCAACACAATCAGCAAAGCATTAGTAAATGCAGATGCGCTTGACCAAAAGTTGAGCGCAGCGATTACGCAAAACGGCGCAATGCAAACCAACATCAAGCGCGTGACCGTGCTTGACCATGCAGGCCGCGAGGTTGCTTGCGCGATTATCGAACGTCAGGCCAATGAGCTTGACACCATACTAAACAAAGCGCTTGCGGATGTTGAGCGCCTTGAGTTGCAGCTACGCGATTTGCTGCAACAACAAAGCGACACAGATCGCGCAGAACTAATTTTAACAGCGTTTAAATAAGAAAGGACACGCTATGAATTTTCAGATCGACAATCACAAGGACGCGCTAACCCTTGCCCTGCAATTGGCTGTGACCGCGCCCAATGATGCAATGGCACAAGAATGCCTAGACATGGCAAAAGAATTTGCAAGCCAAATGCCGCGCAAGGACGTTGATATTTGCATGATGGCTGCAGACGTAAATCTTGAACTGATGAAAGGTGGCATGTGATGGTGCATCAGTTGACCTTGAATTTCACGCAAAAACAAATGGACATGCTTTGGCATACGCGCATGAAATCTTTTTGGCCTGAGCAGAAAGACAGGTTTGAGGTTGTCGCGTATCAGGGAGCGGATTTTGCAACGCAGTTTTGGCACATCAGTTCGATCAATCACGAATATCTAAACATGTTTTGGCTAGACACCACTGCAGACACTTTCCTGTTTTGCGCCATGCTTGAGCAATTGAATTGCAAGTGGCTGCACTTGTGGGATTTAGCAGAGGATGGCAGTCACTGCGTTCTGTCAGACTACCAACCCAAATGAAACAAACATTCGCCACAAAATGCCCCGCTCCTGCTAGTCAGGTTGCGGGGTTTTTTGTTTGTCCTGCAAGGAGTGCATATAAGCCACCACAGAGGGCGCTAACTGTTCGATCAGGTACATACCCTGCGAAACAGGTATTACCCCTATCAGGCGGCCTTCTGTGTGGATGTGAACACCATCTGGATGCACGGTCCACACTATAGGTTTTCGATCTGCCATTTTCTTTCCTTGATTTGCTCAATTTCTGCCTCAGTCCAACGCGGCAAATCTGAGCGCAACCATTTGCGACGATTGGCAAGCCCTTCAAGCTCTTCTAGCGTGTGGATGCTTTGCAAGATTTTATGCAGCGGCCTTGCCTTGGCCTCGCCCTCACCGCGCAGCATTTTAACCACAGGTTCGGCTTGCCCAATGTCCTTGATTTGCATCACGTAGTTGTCGCGCTTGTAGGTCAGGCCGTTTGACCCCACCATCTCGCCCGCCTTCTTTAGTGTGGCATCGCGCAGAAATGCTTGCTTGCCATACCCGCCGCAAATCCAGACCTTTGACCCATCCTTTGGCGTGGCGGTAAATAACAGGAAATCGCATCCTTGCTGCTCAGTGTAGGCAAAAATCGAAACGTCATAATAATCTTTGGGTTCGAACGAAAGCACCTTGCTCTTCACGTCCACCTTTAGACCCCACCACGTTTTAAAATCGTGATTGTAGTCTCGCACCATTTCGCCGCCCACATATTCGCACGCCACAATCTCAGCAAGCGCGGCATGCGCATCCCTTGTGCCACGCATCATTGACCCTGCATGGTTCATGCGCTTGGCCTGTTCTTTGGCTGCAGTTCTATGATCTTCAGTTGTCTCAATCTCAATCATAATTCGCCTCACTAATTTAATAATAATGCCTATAGGCATTTTATTATTATTATTAGTTGTTAGTGCGCGGCTAATATTTCGCTAATAAAACTAATATTTACCGCACCTAAGTCCTTGTTTTTGCTGCTAATGTCATTATTAGTCAGCGTCGAACGGGTCTTTCAACATGCCATCCTTGTCGGTGAACCAAATTTGGCCCTCATTTGCGGCAATATGACCACCCTCAAGCAAGCCATTTACCGCCTGTTTATAGGTTTGGCTTGGGTTGGTTGCGCCCACAAGTTTGCCCTTAAAGTGATCCTTGATGGTTTCCTCTGGGATGCACCAGAAGCGACCCGCGTCAGGCCACCCCGCCCCTGCAGGGTTTGGTTTGCCGACACGCTCACCGCGCAACTGATAGAATACCTTTTTGAATAACAGTTGCTGCTTGCCAGTGATCTTTGTCTTGCGCTTTTGTTCCATCTCTTCGCCTGTGGCTTCGCGGATGGTGCAAGTTGTGATGGGATCACCGTCATCATCTTCACCCATCGTTTGCGTTTCCAGAATAAAGTTGAAAGATTTGCCCACTTCCATGTCGCGTTGCTTTGTTGCAACGGCTGTTCTAACGCTCATCTCTTCGTCAAGCGTTAGTTCGATCTCTGTATCTGCTGCCGCCTTTAGGCTTGACGCGCCACGCACGCCCTTCGATGCATCTTTTCCAGAGTGCGCCACCATTTGCACATGAATGCCAGTTTCAGCACGCAGAGTGTCGCAATTTGCGACGAATTGCGCCATTTCGCTGTTATCGTTTTCGTTTAGCTGCCCTTGTGTAGCGCGGCTAATTGTATCGACCACGATCATGCGCACAGGCCCAAACTTCTTTGTCATCTCTTCCAAGATTGCTTTGACCCGCCCCATGTCCTCTTCGCTGTTGAACAGGTTAATAGGTGCGGCACGCATCGCTAGGCGCACGTTTTTATGTTCTGGGTATTTTTTGCGCAGCGCAGCGATGCGTGCTTGCCATGATAGCCCGCCCTCAGTTTGCAGGTAAAGCACAGGCCCACCGCGCACTTTATTGCCCTGCCAAGGTTCATTTGCAGCAACGTGCCACGCCATGTCTTGGCAGAAAAAAGTCTTACCCACATTTGACGCGCCATACACGATTGACATGCTATCGTCGCTTAACCATCCCTTGATGATGTAATTTGCGCTTGTCGAGATTTGCACGTCATCAGGAAAGCACACATCGTCTAGCGCGGATTTTGGCTCTAGCTTTGTCCTTGTGTGCTCTGGGCCGCGCGCTACGAAAATGTCATTCCAATCGAAACCCTCATTGTCAGGCAAGACGTGCGTCACGCCAAACATCTCGAAAGCCTTTTCGCATGCCTTGCGACCTGCTGCGTCATTATCGCCTGCAATTATTAAATTTGCATTGGGTTTCACTTCTCGCATTACTTCTATGACATTTGTAATGTTATTTGCGTTTAGGCAGTGAATTGCAGGTTTGCCTGTACTTTCATGAACGGCTGCTGCAGTGGCAAAGCCCTCGCAAAGATATGCAAAATCTGTGATTGGCCCACCAACTACGTGAAAGCACCCATTCGGCTGCAGACCTTGGTTAAATTTCTTTTTGCCATCTGGTTCGATGATCTGAGTGCCGACACGCTTGCCTGCCTTGTTGACGATTGGGATCATCAGGTCAGGCCCGTCTAGCTTTGCGCCATGCTGCTGAATGCGCTTGCGCTTTAGATACTCGTTGTCTGTGTCAATCTCTGGGAATGGCGTCACATCACCCATAACTGTCGCTTTCTTTTCTGGTGTAAATTCTGGGAGTAGCTTACGCGCTCTCAGCTCTTTGGTTATAGCAGAAAAGTCATCACATTGGCGACACTGCACACGCACCTCGCCTTGGTATTGACTGATCCAAAACCGATCCTTGCCGCCACAGTTTGGGCATGCACCATGCCACTCACCGCGTGCAAGTTGTTTTAATTCTAGTGCGTTGATAATTCCTTGCGCATATTCGT